TAGTACTTTCTAACTAGTTCTTTTTCTTGTTCTTTCTCTTTATCTTTCTGTAGTAGAGAGTACTTTAGCTTTCACTAGCTTATATTTTATATATAATATAGAAATGTTGGACGAAAAACTACAGGAAAATATCCTAGAAACTAGATTTCTTGGGACGACCGCGAGAATCGACGCGGTGAAGACCGGGTGCATCTTCAGCTTTCGCTATCGGTCAGCCACCGCGACCGACCCTTCTCCCATCATCATCATGACATCAGGAAGATGGAAATCGAAAGATGGTAGGACTTACTTCAATGGAGTCAATCTGAAAGGTTTAGGAGAAGAAGTAGCGAACAGTATTATCCGAGAGTTTGGACAAAAGCCAGTCGGCTCCGTATCCTTCAGTGATATTCAAAAATTTGCCGATGACGACCCTGAGTGCTGTATACGCACTTATGACGTAAGAAAGGTTCGTGCCCTACATAAAGTAGCGGTTAAGTCCGCTGAGACAGAAGAGGAGTAAAACTTGGCGGCACCACTACTGGCAGCACGAACACTCAAAGCCCTCAAATCAAACACGACAGCGTTGTTGGGTTTGAAGTCGAGCATGTTCTCCCTTCGTGGTGTTATCGGTAACCTACAGAAATCCAACAACACCCTCGCAGAGATTCAAGGTCAGACCGCACGAGTATTTGAAAGTAATACGGCGATGCTGAAGAACTTCGACCAGACTATGCTTGGTCTGGAAGGCAGGGTTGAAGTACTTTCAAACGCCATGACCCTCGGTATTACCGGGTTCACCAAAGAATCCTTCAATCTAGCAGCAAATCTTAAACAGCTTGGCGTAGACTTCAAGAAAGCTCAACGTCTTCAAAGATTTAATGTTCAGGTTCTAGGTCAATCAGAAGTGGCGACCAACTCACTCATCGACACTCTCGTGAGTACGGCAGCCGTGAACGGAGATTCTATCGACGGTCTCATTAGCGCCCTACAAAAAGTAGAAGCAAAGTTTGTTGATATTTCTGCCCAGATTGGTCCTGAGTTCGCTGCCAAAATCCAACAAGCTGTCGGCGCTCTCGCTCCTGGGCAGACAGCGCTTCAAGACTCACTAGCTCAATTCGCCACTAGCCTTTTCGCGAATGAAGAAGGCTTTATGAAGCTGCTTAAGCTAACCGGAGAAACAGTTACCGGACAGGAATCAGCCGCCGAAATTCAATCCATCATTGTCCGCGCCTTGGAGAGAGTCGCAGAGTTTGGTCAACGGGGAGCGATTGAGACGAGTAAATTGTCTGAAGCTTTCGGAACCAGCCCCGCCGACATTGTTCTCGCACAGCAGCTTCCAACCATGCGGGACGCGATTACCCAGAGCGCACAACTGAACACGGAGCAACTCGCTAATGAGACGACACGTTTGAGCCTTGACAAAGCCTTCCAAGCCCTCACCGTGGGTCTTCAGGACAAGATGCTTTATTTTCTTCAGAAAATCGGCGAATTTACTGCTAAACTGGCGAAAGTGGAATTTAGTGTCCTTGGCGGCGCAGCGGGCGGGGCAGCAGGGAAAGCCGCGCAGATGGCGATGACTAAGAAAGCCGCAGAAAATGCTGCTGCGGCAGAGGCAGCAAAGGCTGCCGAGAAACAGGCAGCAAAAGCAGCAGCCGCCAGAGTCACCGTGACTCCCGTCGCAGGACAGGTAGCAAAGGCTGGAGCCGCTAGAGTCGCGCTTGGGGTTGGCGGCAGATTAGCAGCGCTCGCCGGTGGTCCAATTGGAATCGGTATAGCCGTAGGTAGTATTCTTCTTCCGATGCTTCTCAAGGGAAATAAGAAGACTGAAGAAGTCGCCGATACAGTCGATGAAGGGCTTAAGCTAGACGAGAAAACCGGAAAAGCACAGGCTGATTTCTGGAGTCAGATTGAGGGGGATAACAGTGACGCAGCCAAACAGAGAAACGAGCAAATCAGACAAAGTAGTAAGTTGGTCGAACTGACCAGAAATGCGCAGGAACAGGAGAGAAACATCGTAAATAGTCGTCTCCTCGCAGAGCTTGGACGGCAAGCCCTCGCGCTAAACGCACTTGTTGAAAATTCAGAACGACAACTTCGTGTTAGTGAAGAGCAGCGGGACGCCTTCGAGCGCCCGCCGCTTCGCCCACAATTGGTGGACCCCTCACTCACACAAGGAACTATACGTAACGGATAACATAGAACTATGGCATTAGACGGACTCATTCAAACGGTACAAGACCTTATTCCTGGAGCAGCCGAGATATTCAAACAGTCTCGTGTTGATGACTCCAAGGTAAATAAGAGTTTAGGACCGCACAGAAAATTTCAAGTCAACGCTGCCCTTGAAAAAAGAGCGGGTCTTCGGTTTATTTATCCACAGCACACAGAACCAAACAAGCTCGCGACCACTGACGGACCTTCAAAACCAAAGGCTGCTGAAACTATTAGGTGGCTACCTTTCTGCGAGAACCCTTCTATTGTTGAAAGCAGAAAAGCAAACTACGCTAACCAGAGAATCCTCCTGAGGAATGAGCCAGCGCGTCTGTATGTCGGAAGTGAGCCGAGAAAGTTCAAGGTAGATTTTCACTACAGCCTCATTCATTTGGCGTCTATGATTCCGTCCGACCTAATCCTCAGAATATTTTCAGAGGGCGACGAACACTTCGATGAGCAAGCAATGGCTTTGAGAGTTTACCTGCAAGAGATTATGGAGAGGGATACTGGGCAACGTTCCTTCCTCAACGCGGCAGATGGAGATTTGAAAAACGTCTTAAGAGAAATGTCTAATCGATTGGTCGATGGTTCAGAGGGTTTGTTTGGACCTGTTCCTAACGAGGAGGAATCTCAGTTTAACAACATGCTTTTGCATATCATGCGAAGCAGTAAGGAATGGTATCGAGTTTCCAGACTCTTCCAATATGCTATAAACCATATTCGCAACTCGGTCATTTCTACCGTATCCACCCCAATTCAAGCCCCTCCTATCGTGGAGTTGAAGTGGGGCGCTCTTTACGATTTTACTCCATGCATTGTCACTAACTACCAACTTAATGTAGAGGAAAGTGCTGGTTATGACGTCAAATCTCTGTACCCACAAAGACTTCGAATTTCTTTAAACATGGAAGAGATGAGGGGTCTTCACGGAGATGGAGAGAAAGTCCGAGACCAACTCCCTGGATGGGATACGGTTCTTGCTGGAGGATTCCCTCCACCACAGTTCTCCAGGACAGTAGTAAATCCTCCGGTCTTCCGCACTCACGACGGAGCCGTCCCTTTAAACCTCACAGTGTCAGGTCAGGAGATTCCTTCCACAGGGTCTCTTACCGTAGCTGGTCAGCGACCCATTTTCAGTAGACCATTGAACTAATGGCTTTCTCAAACGACAGAGCAAGAATTTTTCGAGGTACAGAGGTATCTCATCGTGGAAAAACTTTAACCGATATTGGACGTTCAAAAAAATATCGTCGTTACATTAACCAAGTTTTTGATGCTTCTAACTCAAAAATTGCTATAATATCTAATGAGTTTGCGGGTCGCCCCGACCTAATCGCATATGCAGCCTACGGCACAGAGTTGCTTTGGTGGCTTATTGTAGAAGCCAACTCTGTCTTTGATTATGAGGAAGACTTAAAGGCTGGCAAACAAATTCTTATACCACAAATATAATGTCCCAGGCGTCGAACAACCAACTAAAATTTGCAGAACCAACGGAAACAAAAGCTTATAACACGAATTCCGTTGCGTTTGTGCAAATGGCGTCTACTGCCGAAGAATTGCTAGATGCAGATGTAGGCACGAGTGAGTCGTTTGTTCATGTTTCAGACCCACTAAGACTAAAATCAAGTCTTGTCTCCTTTGAGTTTAGCGTCATTCAAGGTAACGACAGCCAAATGGCGACTTTGGAGTTGCTCAACCCAACCACAGAGTTCGAGGAGATGTTTATGCGGATATACGATAAAATATATCCTGAGAGGGAAGGCGTTATCTCCAATTGGGCTGACGAAGTTCGTAGAAAGAGGAGATTAAGCAACACAACTGGGGATTCTGAAGAGATTGATACGACAGCCCCCGACGCTTTCTACCCCTACTTTTATCTTCGGTGGGGATACGGAACACGAATGGAGGAAGGTCTCTCCAAGACTCACAAAGTCAAGTTAGTTGATATTGAGTATCGAATGACTGGAACTGAAGACAAGCGTGTAACTCTTAAGTTTGTTAACCAGCACAGTTTCACAAAAGACTCAAACACATTTAACAAAAGACCAGAAAGCGTAAAAGTAAATTGTTACGATGACGAAGGAGGGCTGAAAAAAGTAGGACATATTCTAGAAGAGATTTTTACTGGGTTTTTAGCGTCCTACCCAGAGGTTGTCCCTTTCTGTAGCTTGTATTCTACTCCCGACAACTCTGATGAAACATCCTACGGGGATTTCTTAGATGATGTAGCAGAGACTTATGCTCGGGGCATGGCGTTCTATGAAGGTCAGCAGCTAAACAATCTTCTTTTGGACCCGCGAGCGACCCTAGCTGCGCGTGATGCCTATGACTCGCCCCTACAACCCGTCGAGGCTGCCGATTATTACGGGGCTTTTTGGGGCGCACTATCTGAAGAACAGAGGACGGAGCTAGAAGCAGCACTGGAGTCAAACATAGAACCCGTGCCGAACTTTGAACCGGGAATGGAAGGGGAAATAACCGAAACCCATCGGTTAAAGGCGTACAACGAGGTGTTTAAAAGCCTTGGTATTGATTTTACAAAACAAAAAGTACAAGGCGACGGAACAGGTACCCCCGGCAAACCCTCAAATGACCAAACAAGTAATGATGTTGATGTTGTTGGAAATAACTCCGATTCCGATGTCCAAAACAGAGCGCTTGACGCCGAAAACTCCATAAACAAAGACATTAAAGTAAATGTTTTCACCCCTTCAATCCCTCGCCGGGATTACCCACTGGAGCCGAAACCCCAAGGGCAAGAAAGCTATATGGCTTTTTGGCCGCTTGGCGTAAAGCCTCCTAATGGTATACAGGATTGCGCTTCAACGAACCGCAAAATTGAGCCTCTTACCCCCGATGAAAAAAAATTCCTTGAGGATTTAGGTGTTGCCCCAATTTTGGTGAGAGGCGTTGTTAATCAAAACCAACTAACCCCAAGAGACCAACTGCAAATTGACCAGGACAGATTTACCTTCTCTATCGATGAGTTGAACGAGCAGTGGTCTAGGAAGACTTACGAGGATGCGGTTTCCGAGGCTCTGGAGAACCCGGACAGGATAAACGATATGAGGTACGATATTGCTTTGCCTCTAAAACCCGTTGCTCTACACAGTCCCCTCTTGGATTTCTCCGGGTTCTACTCGGTACCTATGAATACAGGTCCGAGCGGAATTGGTATTTTCTCACCCACAGTTCTAGGGGCAACGGTCCCTAATGTTGCAGGGGTGCTACCGTTGCCCCTCTGGGATTTCTGTTTGCAAACCTGGGTCACAGCAGCCAACTTCAACCTCGACGGTTTTGACGAAATACCAGGAGCAGAAGGGGTTACCGCTGCTTCTGGATGCTGCGGAGGTGTCGGGGGAGGTTCAGGGTACTCAAGTTGGCTACAACAAATCATCAATGAGCCAGAGAAAATTCTAAACACTATGCCAGTGTATCTTGAGCCGACGCTCTTTACATACTCTCATATGATGAACCTTGCTAGCCAGCTTTCCGCAGAAACGCAAGACCAGACTGACCCCCTAGACGTCAGTGGTACGCCAACCTCCTTGCCCGAGAACCTGAAGCCGAAGCTCCCAGACCCTCCCAAGTATGAGGCTATCGCGACACTCCAGACAGACCTCGACAACCCTCACATCACGAACACAATACAAAGACTAGTTCGTAGTATTAATAGTCTCGTAATAGGTAATCCGTCAAAACTAAGATACACGTCAATTGATTTTAGTACCCCCACGCCAGAGAAGAAGGAGGCTATGTTTGAAAACACTCTTCTTAGGAATCTTTCAGATGATGTAAAGAATGACATTATTGATAATAATAAAATTCTTGCGGCGGTTGTACCGACGAGCCTAACTGACTTACTTGCCAATCTCGCCGTACAACCAGTCAACTCATTCCCAACAACTAGAGATTACCGAGAAGGGCATGAAGGGGTTCTTGTTCTGGACGTAGCTGCGCCGGGTTCCATCGTAACGAAGCTAGAGTTTACTGGGGACAATAGATTTCTTATCGGGCTGTCTCAAGCGATGTATACGACAAGACTAGTCCACGACATAGACTCTTTCTTTGACAAGGACCGTGCGATGACGAGAACTATGTATCTAACCATTTCCAGAGGTCTCGCCGCAGAAATAGAAGCCCTAAGAAAGGAGCAGCCCTCCGCCGAAAGAGACGCGCAGATATCAAGACTAGAAGTTTTGGAAGAGCGAGCCGACAAAGGCGCGAATTATGTAATGGACGAAGATTTGTTGTCCTTATTTCCTGCCTATGTTGATTACTTTACTGATGAAGAACTGGAAAGTATTTCTCGTGAAGTTGAATTTGACACCGACCGGGCTTCCAGCGCGGAAGACTTGAGGTTGCTGGCAAGTATGGTGAATGACCCAACCCTACTCAATGCGCTATTCCCTGAGGCTGACCTTGATGGGAATGATAATACAGTCAAAACTGTTACGATTAGTACTGACCCGAATACCGGGGAGGTAGTGGCTACAGAGACAAAAAAAACAGTATTGAAAAGAGAGGTTTATTTCAACACCTCCCAAGAAAAATCCAAAGACCTATTCAAAGTAGCGAGCAAACTGACAGACGAGAAGTTCCAGGCACAACTTGCACTGTTGCAAGAAGCTTGGCAGGTTGAAATAGATACTCTAGGAATTCCTGAACTTAGTGACTACCTGTCCGACATAGGTGAAAGCGGAAGAAACGTCCTCCTCCGAGTGTTTGACCCGCGACTAAACTCCGACCAGCCGCACTGGATATCCGGAGTTTATATGATAACCAGACTAGCCCACCGCATCGATTCGACGGGAGGGTATACCACAAAAATGACTCTGCTCAGGAGCCAAACGACAACGCCCGACCTTATTCAGGGAAACACAATAGCGGTACAGGACTAACATGGTAGAGAACTTCACCCCAAGACAGCAGGAGGTATCTCCGCTTCCACCCTCAAATATCTCTTTCACTTTTGGTATTGTAAAAAAGTGCATGGATACTCAGAAATCAGGAAGATTGATGGTTGATATAGGCTTGCCAGAAGACGTGGAGTGTGAGTATGTATCGCCTATCGCCGGGGCTGGCTATGGCTTGTTCGCCGTTCCTGGTATTGGCGCTACTGTCCTGGTAGGTAAAGCACCCCACGCCGACCCTCCGACTAAGTATTTCTGGATGGGCTGCTTATACGCCGACGTTGTGGAGCAGGGAGATATGAAAACTCAGCCATACCTTGTGTCTGATACCCTGGACCCCAACAAGACCCAGTGTATTAGAACAGAGGTTATGGAAGACGGCTTTGATGATGGAGAACCGAAATCCACTTATGGAGTCCCAAATGCCCGAAGACCTGAAGTCTACGGAACGAACAATCTTCCCGATTCCTTCATTCTCAAACATCCAGCGGGGCACTCAATCTCGCTTACGGACAAAAAAAGCGACGTTCTTATTAACGAAATTAAGCTCAAAACTGCCGAAGGGAAAAGATTTATTATGAGTGATTCCCCCGCCGATGTCGGGGAATTCATGTCTCTCATTGACGAGAACAACAACCACATCACTATTCTTAGTGAGAATAGCAGCAACCCAAACTCAATTACCGTTCGAGCGGGACAGGATATTGAAGTTGAGTCCACTGATGGAGACATCTACCAAGGAATCTCAACTGGCGCAGGGGACTTCAGCATCGTCAACGGAGGCAAAGGCGACATCTACGTAAAAAGTTATGAAGGCAACGTAGAGATTTTGGCCGAAAAGTCCATCCTCCTCAAGTGTGGATGCAGCACTTTACAGATTACCCCTTCAGGTATAGATATAACAGCTACTAACATAAATGTACGCGGCTCGCTTACAAACGTAACTGGGGACATTACAAACGTAAGTGGTACCTCTGGAGACGCAAACATCGGAGGAATTAGCTTGGTCAGCCACACTCACGGAGGAGTTACCACAGGACTAGGAGACACCACCGGACCCAAATAGTTATAAGCACCCATGGTTTTATTCTCAGAAAAATCACTACGCCTGATGCCCAGCAACACCCTGGTCGCAACAAGCAACTCTTTGCAGTTAGAAAGACAAGCCAAACAGGCGAAATTGTCTACCACTAATAGGAAGCTGGAGAAGGCTCAAGGAATTGCGACCATGAGAACTCCTATGTCTGGTAGGGTTACTGTCGTTAACGATGCCCAAACAGCAACCTCAAACCAGCAACAGAATCTGGACGGTCCCTCCAATGCCCTATCAAATGCTGCGGGTCTTTTTACCAGTGAAGGTACAAATCCAGGAGGCGCTGCCGCCTTTGTTCCTGGTACGGTGGATTTCGATTACAGCCAAGACGACATTGAAACCATGCGGAGCCAAATTAACTCGCAGTCAACAAAATCCCAGACTGTCCGAAGCTCGGCGAAAACCACTGAGATTGCTTCCCTAACCCTGACCAGGGACCGCTTGTCGAACGAGATTGGCGAGATTGATGATACCCTCGAAAAAATCGAGGAGATTATGCGACTAAGGTCTGAAGGGTTAGCACCGGAACCGATGCTAAACATCAGCGCTCTTGATTTGAATGCTCTACCAGGAGCCGTAAAATCTCGTGTGCAAAGCGTCATCGACCAAACCAATCAGTTCATCACTGGTAAGATTGTGGCTCCGTTCACCGAAAACCAAAAACTTCTTCGGTATCTAAACGCATCCCTATCCGGAACGAAAATCCCGAGTCCAGTATTTGACCTTGAGTATGGACCCCCTATTTCCTCAAAAGGAAAGTTTGTCCTTTCAAATGACGGATTATATTACGACTCAAGAACGCAACCCGTACCGGATATTCTTCCCTTTGCGACCTCATCACAGATGTGGACGTTGCAGTTCGACTCAAACAGGGGCGGTCGAGGTCTCTCCTTTACAGAAGATGATGCCGTGGATGGCGTCGGAACTATCTTCGATTTGAACCTAGACCTTGGCCAAAATACAAACGAGCGTGTACAGGATTTTTACAGCTACGACGATGTTCTTCAGCAGTTCAATGACGACAAAGTGTCCCATACTACGGAAGCGTCTGGGTACGTAGCGGAGATTTTGTCTAATGGTTATGACGCCTCTGATGCGGTTGTTCGTTCGTACACCGCACAAATGAACGCTGCGATTTCTGTTTACGATAAGAAAATCAAAAAAAGAAAACGACAGCTTGAAATTGCGGCAATCTACGGACGAGACAAGTTCTTTGTTACGGATAGAGACCACCCTGTTGGAGAGGGTGTATTCTTTGAGTACCGTCCTCCAGTTGGAAAAGCCGCTGAGTACAAGCTTCAATATGATGACCTACCAGATGAAGTAAAATCGAGAACATTCCTTTCACTATCTGGAGGCGATAAAGTAGCCTGGGATAAAAGTACTGGAACCATCGTTACCGTAAGAAAGGAAGACAATGTTATTGGCGTTGTGGGTCAATGGGTAGAGATTCCCCGAATCCCAGTAAACGACTTCTCCTACCTGAAGGAGTCTGATATCGCCTTTGATGTTCAGAGAAAACTCACTCTCTTCTCAGAAGACCTCGACACCATTATTGCCCCTCACCAAGCTCGTTATGTGGTGGCTCCAAATAAACCGACATCTCTAGAACGCCTTTCCGTGGAACCTGTTGGGTTTGGGGACTGGGTACACAGAGAAACCTCCGGAAGCTTGAGTGCAACGACACCTCTTACAAAATCACTTACTAGTGACATCGTAAAAGATGGTTTGCTTGCTTGCTACAACTTCCTTGACCCTGAAGCAGTCACAGAGCCTTCCGGTACTTTGTACGCACTCAACAATGCAGCAGAAGGTTCGACAAGACTTGATGCGAAACTGGTTGGTTACGACAAGTCCTTTATTTTCCCTTCTGGTGTAGGTATCGCCTACATGGGAGGGACCGTTTTCGACCAACGGCAAAAACTGGGTCCAAGCTGGGCAGACATAAAAGGTTCTTATGTCCGTCTGCCAAATAACACGAAAGAATTTGAGACCTTTAATACTTCTTACAAAGGTACGCGTGGTTTGGAGAACTTGTTCTACCAGCCTAAAGGAGCCTCGATTGATTTCTGGTCATACGTTCCAAATATTCATTCCGACATGACGGACAATCATCGATACCGTTTGGTTTTTGCAAACGAAAATAGTGGTCCTGTAAACTCAAACTATGTAAACACGAATATTATTAAAAACGGAACAACCAACCTCGACCGAACACTTGGTATGATAATCGGGTGGCGAGATGCCGGAAGCCCCGACAACGCGACAGGCTACTACCCGAGCGGTCTAGAGTTTATTATTGCTCCGACTACCGGACAGAACCAGACAGATTTTAATTCCGCTGCGAACAATTGGGGTCACAGTATCTGCATCGCAGAAAGATGGGACGGTCAGAACGACAGCAGCAACAGAACTCCCACCCCCGACCAAGTAACCCAAATGGGAATGTATATCCCCAGCGGATTCCAAACCGCCGCAGGGTCCGGTATCGCTGATGCCAGCGGCTCCTTTGTACACTTCAACCTTTCGTTCGACGCCCCACAAAAAGAGGTTCGCGTGTGCCTCAACGGTGCGCTCCTAGCCACATCCTCCTATACTGATGTTTTTGGTGATATTCCCTCTGATGTAGCTACACCTACCGCATCCATAATGGACCCGGCGCAAAGAAACACTATCCCTGATTTCTGCGACCCATCAAAGGAGTCCTTCCTTGGAGTGTCCCTGTACGACGAAAGGGTCTCACCTCAGCGAGTCGGATTCCCTGTGTTCACACCCTGGATTATCGGCGGTGGTTATTCCGACAATATCCCCAAGATTTCAGGGTCCACATATAGACCTCAAGGATTCTTGGGAAGTAACACAAACCACACCCACCAAGAGACTTTACCGGGAGCATCGCTCGCTACGGTTACTGTAGGTGATGAGGTATATATCAAAGGGCAGCACGAACCACCGCTGTCCGGAAGCAGAGGAGGTACTGGTAATGACAGAAACCGAGTCCCCCGAAGCGGCTTAGATGGTTTTGTGGGAAGTTTTAAGATTTACGAAAACCCTCTAACTATAAAAGAGGCTAAGTTTAACTACGATTCCCAAAAAGGGTTCTTTGAGAACATTCTGCTGTAATGACTACTTTCGACCTAACTTACTTAAAAGTCCCACGAAAAAATACTATCCAAGGATTAGCATTCCCCATGCGCCTTGATGGTGTTGGAGGCTATTTCACGTCGAACGAAAATCTCGGCGCTTTAAGAGACGGAGTCATCCAGCTTCTCATGACCGCTAGAGGCTCTCGTGTAATGCGACCCGACTTTGGAACGGACCTTAGAAAGAGTGCGTTTGAGATTATCGACGATACTCTACTAAACACTCTCAGGTCACAGATACTTGAAGTAATCGCAAAGTATGAGCCTCGTGTGATTGTACAGTCGGTAGACTTGATTCCTGATGCGGAAAGAAGTGAGTTGAAGGTTCGGTTAAAACTCGCATCAAAAAGCGATTTGCTTAATCCAGAGATGGTGGAGGTAACGGTATGACTCAACAAGATTATTCTAGGTATTTTAGAGGTTTGTACAACGTGTCGGGCTTCGACGGCACTATCGAATCTGATTTTCTGAAGCTCGGTTCCGTCCCCGATGACCGAAAACCAGACCTCATCGATTACAACCTGAAAGGGTTTGATGATTATCGTACTGCTCTACAAAATTATTTGAAGGCGGTTTTTCCGACAGACTATAACAACTTTGCTGCTTCGGACTTAGGACAAATGCTTCTTGAGATGTTCGCGTACATGGCGTCTGTGAATACCTTGAGAGCCGACATGACCGCCAACGAAATGTACATTGATACTGTAAAAGACCCCGATAACCTCAAACGATTGTTGCAGCTTATTGGTGTTACCATGAGAGGTCCGACCTCCTCGAAAGCCACAGGAAAACTCACGCTTCCTCCTGAGGTTACTCTTTCAACCGATGTCGTCGTTCCTCAAGGCTCCAGAACAATCAGTGTACTCAGCGATAGAAGCAACGTACCTCTCCTTTATACAATGACTCGCCAGTTAAATGACGGGTCTTTGGATTTGTTCAACAGAGACCTGACAATCCCGCAAGCTGATTTCACGGATAACGAAGTGTCCGATATCTTCTTGCTAGAGGGTTCCTTCGAAACTCAAACCGGAGCTTTCGACACCGATTCAACCAGACAAACTATCGAGCTTCGCAACGGTCCTGTTGTCGAAGGAAGTATTGGTGTGTCTTCAACCGAAGGAATTATCTACAACGAAATCTCAAATCTTTTCGTTGCCTCCGGGGGAACAGACCCTGTATTTGAGAAAGTGTATACCGATGGATTCAATGCGGTCCTACGATTCGGTGACGGCGTCAGAGGCAGACTACCCACCCCAGGGGAAACCTTTGTCGTTAACTACCGCCGTGGCGCTGGAGAAAACGGTAACATCGCTAGAGGCATTATTAATAAATCAGTAACGCTAAGTCACGGTGGCGTTCCCGTGAACGGAACGCTCGTCAATATCACAAAAGGCACTGGTGGCTCCCCCGCTGAAACTGTCGAACACGCCAAGAGATACGGTCCATACTTCTTTAGAACACAGTACCGTGCAGTAACCGGAGAGGACTATAACGCTCTCGCAAATAGCTTTGTAGGAACCACAGGAAAAACGGCAAAGGCTATGGCGTCCCTAAGAAAGAATGGAGCAGCCGCTAACGTGATTGATATGTTCGTCCTCTCAAAAGCATCGGAGACTCAGTTGGAACGAGCTTCCGTAGCATTTAAAAAAGAGCTTCTTGATTATATGCAGCAATATAAAATGCTTACGGACGATATCGTAATCTCAGATGGAGTCGTTCGTACTTTAGATATTGTCGCTTCCGTGTTTATTGACAGGTCAAACGAGAGGTTTGAGGATAATATTAAGCAGAAGGCTGCAAACAAACTTCAAGAGTATTTTTCTGTAGACAGGGTAAACTTTGGGCAGAGATTAGACCTTGCCGACCTTCAAAATTTCATGTTAACTGTTCCAGAAATTAGGTTCTTCACAGTAGACAACCTAGAGCGGGACATACCTGTTAACTTTAACGAAATCGTCCAACTAAACAACTTTGAGTTCTCAGTGGAGTTCGTATAATGGCATCTGATAGCGGACCAAACCAAGCACATTTAAAAGCTAATTACGTTGAAGTAATTAAGCGTATCGTACCCGAGTTCTATGATGAAACCGAGTATCGGTTATTTGGAGAGGACGAGGATTTACAGTACAATGTGCTTGCAAAGATTTTGTACGTAGCAAAAAACGCATCAACCTTAATTGATGCCCCGTCTAACCATACATCATCCCAGGAGTTTGTTCCGTTCTTCGTACCTTTTAACAAAAAGGCTAACTGCTCCCCGCGAGATTTCCAGCGAAATGTTTTAACTCCTTTAGGGTACTCTTTCGGTAGTTTCACGAACGTCTCCGAGTTTAGTTCTTTTGTTGTTGCTTCTGCGCTTCCTAAGGTTGTCTTAAACAACGTTGATACGACCTTCGCACAATCTTATTCCGCTACAGTTGACCCTGACGTCAACACAGTAGACCTCGTACAACGCGCTCTCCTTGATGAGCTTGGATGGGTCTACCTACTAAACACTAGCGGTAGTGTAACCAGCCCCGCATCCACTACACCTAGTAGTATTCTCGCAGATGCCCTGACCGAGAATCTCTTCTTCGGCGAGCATATCAATACCTCCGAGGGCGTGAAGCTACTGTTTAAATGGCTCATGACCAACATTCAAGGAGGTCAGGCACCTTGGGCAGAGTTGGCAAATACGGTCGTACCTTCCCCGTTTAGCTCTCCCTCCTCCACTTTCAGCGATAACTACTGGGCATCTGGAGGACAACTTGCTAGTTCTCTAGAGACATTGATTGATGTCTGGGTAAATGAAGACGATACGAACGCAACTTACTTTAGGGATATCGTAAATGCGTCCTTGTTGGGGCTGAATGTACAAAGAATGTCGAATAGGGGACCAATGGACAAAATGCTCAAAGCGTTGTCCTATGCGTTCTATGACCTGAGAACTACTATTCGAGACATTCAATATCTTTTGGACATCGAGGAATGTCCCGAAGAGTTCTTGCAGTACCTAGGACGATACTTAGGTTGGACCTTCTTTGGAAATGACCCGGATAAGTGGCGTCAACAGCTTAAGCAAGCTATTTACCTTTACAAAGCAAAAGGCACAAGACAGGCGCTTTCTCAAGCTGTGAATATGCTTATCCCGTCTTCTGTCTACTCCCCAACACCGGACGCGAGCGGTCTTCAAGAGTTTTGGGAGTCTTATTTCCCAAACATTATTTACTACGTCATTAAGACCGAGACTGATTACGGAAAAGACCCTAAGGCTTATTTGGAGTTAGCACGGGCTTGGGACCAAGCACTTCAAGCCTCTGGCTACGATATCCAGTTTAAAAACTTTGACGACGAGAACCCTGATAATAACGCAAGATTCCTCGTCGATTATATCCTTCAGTACCTCAACTCCAGACATGACTTCCTTAGGCTAGGAGGCGTTAAGTACAGAGACTCCAGCTTTATTCAGGCGCAAGTTAGCGCGAACGAAGTCGGCAGCTATTTTCACAGAGGGAAAGAAATCTTTATGCCTCCGTGGGAAGAGCAGAGGTTCTACCAGGATACTTTACTCACTGAAGATGTCGTCAAAGACCTCTCATCACTTTTCGCTCGACCCGTAGGCGCTCTAGGACTCAACCTAGCTACGTCCGACGCTCAAGAGGTGGGTGAGTGGCTTTCAAGCTCTATTGGGCTTAAAGAGACGGACGCCATAACAACCCCTGGGTTTGGAGCCAACCAATACTTCAGATTCCTTACTTCCGGTCTGAACCTTCCTTTTAACTATCAGAAAGTCGTAAGTAATGCAGACTTGGAAGGGATGTCCGTGTTTGATTATTGGAACTCAAAATCATCTGAAGTACACACAAAACTTCTTCTCGATAATGTTGAGTTCTCTGCGAATGCCTTCGTGAACTCCACAAACACCAAGCTAGGCAGACAAGGTATTCCCGCCATCGTGGATATCTTTAGGCAGTTCGCACCCTTCCATGTCCTGAATAAGATTTTCGTCGGAAAAGAGTTTTCTGAGGATTATTCCGCCACGGATTCTAGTGCGCTAGTAGGAATCCATACCCTCCAGTCGGATATGGACCAATTGAACAGTTCGTATGTTTACGATGCATTTAACTTGTTCAGCGGCACTGGAAGCTTCTCGTCAATCTCGCCAAGTGTATATAACCCCCGTCAAGGTAGGTGGATACCCTCCGCAACCCTACACCCAACAACAGACCTATTGTGGGGCAACGCCACTGAAACAAGTGACTCAGTTTCTACGAGCGCAATCAAGCCCAATGTCAAGTCATACCGAACAGCCGGAAGAAGAAGAAACCTAAAATATAAGTTTGAAGGTTGGGCAAACAACAGGGAGGGGCTGAATCAGCCCACACCTGTCGATTTCTTTACGAGCGCCATAATCCCGTGGAATGGATTGAATGTGTCATCGTTTGTACCGAAAGGGTTTAATTTCTCGTCCCAAAGCTACGAGGATACCAGCGGAACTTTATCCGGGGTATACAGTCAATACACCCCCTCCACGACAGAGTTCCTAGGTTACACCGCTTCAGCACACTTCCCTGTTCGAAATATATTAGGTTTTAGTACGGACACCTCAAGCTTTGCTTGGATTAGGGATGTGTTTGGTTCTCCGATACTAAGAGCGCTAACGGATATATTCATTCGCAGAGGCAAGGAAGATACTCGTTGGCTGGATTTCACAAACGACGGATTTGAAAACTTTAAGTTTGGGCAAGGAATCAGCCTTCTTTTCAACGACTACAATAATAAGTTTGGGAGGAAGTTTCGAAACTTCGTCGATAAGAGAACTCTTACCCCACTACAAAGATACGCTGGTGGTTTCAATATACTCTCCCATGTTTTTGGTCCGGGCTTCATGAACAATAATTTCTCGATTGCAGGACCAATACAGACGAACCTTTCAGCAAACGCCGAGACAGGCTTCCCTTACCCAATCTCTTCTACTTACCCAAGTTGGAGTGCGGTAGTGGCGACCGAAGCGATTTCGGAAAACAATGTGTTTGTTGGAACTGACGGAGGTCAGAGAGACTTGCAAGGAGGAATCCTAAAGGACGGAGCGTACGGAACCTATCGGCACCCGCTTGATGTCTTTGAGGCTCCAAGCAAACCCTTCTTCAGTAACGAGACACTGTTGTCTAGTGTTTCTTTTGTAGCACCTAGAATTAATTCTCTTGCTGTTCTTAACAGCATCGAAAATCCAAGCTACAATGTTGATTTGAATTCCCTTAGCGGCATAACCTTGATTCAAAGGACTCCAGGACAAACTCCGCGAGATGCAGTAAGAGTTCGCTTTCCTCTAGACGGAAACATGAACTACTGTTATAACGGAAAGCTGCAATTCCCTCCTATTGATGCTGCTGTTAGCAGTACAACTTTGTCCGCCTTCGCAGGGTGGAAGATTATTGACCAAGCTAGAGCGCCTGAACTTCTCCAAGAGATGCCTGTAGCTACAGCCGCCAATTTATCCGCTGGTGTGTATGAGTACGCCGGAAGTGCTATACGAGCGGTAGTCTTGCAGTGCAGCGGAAACGCAAACACAACCTCGTCCGTGGTCGGTAACCCAAACAACCCTAGCATCAGCACTGTATTCAACCCTCAGTTCGCAACTACACCTAAAAACCTAAGAAACTTAGACCCTGGCTCTAGGTACAGAGTCAGCTTCGACGCATCAACTACTAAAATCAGTGGAGGTCAAGAAGAACAGTATGTGTACGCTCTACGAAACCTAACAAAAAATAAGTGTTGGACAGCTTCCTCAAACTCTTGGGAAACAACCCCAAATACTCTATCGGCAACTCCCCCAAACAGCCTCTTCAGCGCGACCGACGACTCCAGCGACTACCGAACTTTCAGCGACGAGTTCCCGGTTGATAGCAGCTTCGAAAAAGGAGACTCCTATGAGTTGTGGTTCACGATGTGCGCGGGTAGCGAAACCAACCGTTCAGAAGGGAAGCTAAGGAATTTCCAAGTGCGAATGGTAGAGGATTCTAAGATTGGCGAGTTCTTTAACGGAAGCAAAGGAAATAAGTTCTTCCCCGACCGAGAATACCAGCTTGGGGTTACAGGAAAGATAGCCTCGATTTCTCGCGGCATTAATTTACCGCAAACTCTGCATGTTCGTGTGGTGATGGAGCAGAAGCCGTACCTAGGAAATGGGTGGCAAGAATCGTTCTCCCGCGCCTGGGCATACAACTGGAATACTAAGACATGGGAAGAAAGCCGAAACATGTCGGACCAGGATATGTGGTACGCACTGAACTTCGAAAACAATAACGAAGAACAAACTCATGTATTCGATTTCCATACTTTGAATAGCAGAACACCTATAAAGTACTACTCTAAGTCTAGGCAAGGACCGCTACAAGGATATTTTGCCTCAGCAGGTCCGGTTCATGACGAAAACTCAGTATACTATGTTGAGGTGTCTAAACCCGGCGGAGCCGCTGAATTAGCAGGATTAACGTTATTGGACGTAAATTTCCTAGATAAAGAGTATAATGTTTATGCAGGAGATTACAGCAGAAAGAATTTCCAAGATGTTTTCCGGTTCTTCGATGAATTGAACGCAAATAAATCATCACGAAATGCGTTTAACTCATCTTCGACATACATGACGTCTGGAGGTTCTCGGAGCGAGTATCTAGAGTATTGGGGCGGTAGCCACTCCGCAACAAACGGCAACTTCGGGTTTATTGATAATGCAGGGTAACGTAAAAATCATCCAAACTTCTTCTGGAAGAAACAAAACTCTTTTTGAAGAAAGAAACATGATTCTCGATGGTATGAGAAAAACCATCGCGGATGCGATGACATACAAACCAAATCCGAGTGGCGCGGGTATTGAGGATGGAACTAGTTCTGTATCCAGTTTTCAGGTACAGGCATTTACTTTAGGAAGTGCAAAAGAATACTTCCATCAAAGAGACTCAAGATTTTTCTACCCCTATAACTCGTCCGCCACATCCTCCGTAAACCACCAACTGCTAACCCCCAAAGACTCGGACCTATTCCCTCTTCTGGATTCCTGGTCTTCAATCGGATTCAACCAGTGGCGGTATGATTCAATCGAAAGCGCGAATATACTGACGAACCCAACGCTAAAAAATGTAGCGGAAGGATGGAGGGTTGACACCAAGGTATCAGGCTCTACTGGAGTTAGAAGATTCGACGAAGTTCGCGCTGAAGGCTCTGTCCCCGTAACGCGGTACGAGGTAGTTCGAGGACAGCAAAAAGTTACCCTAACACAAAGCGCCGACCTCGCCCTTGGAAGAACTTACTTCGCGTATAACCACGTAAGGGCGAAAGACGCAACCTTTGATTTTAGAGTTGCCAGAGGTCGTAACGGTCAGATTGCTGAGTATTATGACTTCACGTCTGGTAAGTTCGTTTCTAAAGCCTTAGCCAAAGAAGGCACTCGCCACACTGTTACACCTTCAAGATACTTTGGTGTAGAAGAGTTTGTGTTTAAGTTGCACGGACATCTTACCGACCAAGGCTTAGAAGCAAATAATGAATACTTTGTGGAGTACGTGTTCCCAGCTAAAAGCTTTAGAGACACAAACTTCTCTCCGTGGAATCCGGCATACCAGAATCCCTATGTAGACGTGATTAGTTTGGAGTTGTTAGACCAAAGAAATACTATTCTACCTAACTCCAACTTTCTGGAACACCAAAGTGTTCTGTTAAATAATAACTTCACCTACACAAGTAAGCTAACTAGCGTCGATGCCATAAATCCTGGAGACGCAACAGCAGAAGGTTTAGTTTCTATAAACCACTGGAACGTTAAAAACCCTATCTTGAACTCCTCAAACCCTAGTTTTGAGGAAGATGCTAGTGGGTTTGCTTTTGTAAAACCTATTAGCACAAACGACTTCTCGGACAAAGTCTTCTCATCCCTAGATGACGGGGTTGTTTTGTATGTGTCCTCTTCTGATATTGATTCCAGTGGATGTGGTGAGATAGCACAAAAGTTCATTCTGTCGGACGAGTTGGGACGAAATGAATACGCTTTCACGGATAGCAAGCAAACCACCACCACCCCAGAACTAAGAGATTTGGGGTATGGACAAGGGGACACCAATAAAACATTCATGCTTTCCTTTGACGCAATGGTATCGGGGACGGCTGCCGCAGCAAACTGCGGACACATAGAAGTTGCACTGACCAGAGACGACGACGGATTTTCATACGATTTCTCGGCAAACTCATTTACGCGAGCGAGGCAGAGGTTTACGCCCGAGAACAACCCGAAAGTGTTTACGTTTGATGAAAAAGACGCCATCAAAAACTTTAGCGTTCCCGTTATTTTCCCCGCCGACGCATCGAGAAAAAGTTACACTTTGAGTATACGAGGAAGCGGCAGGAGCGACGGAACCAACGGATTCGTTTATTACGCAATCACAAATCTATCGTTTGGTCCTCTTGGGGGATGGAGAACCTATGAATACGACCTAAGCAGTATTGGAAGTTGGTCCTTAAGCTCAACCCCCCGAGCGGGGAGAGAGGAGGGGTTAGTTTTTTCTGCGTTAGGGTTTAGTGGTCCCCGCCTCGACACCTTGGCGAACAAAGATGAATATTTCGCGAAAGTTGATAACACAAGGAGTATTAGGAAAAACCAGTTGGCAACAAACTTCGTAGGTCTTGAACCTACAAAAATGTACCGACTAGCACTTAAAGGAGTTACAGATGAGTACCTCCCCCAGTTTCAGGTCGTGCTAAAAGCAAGAAGAAAAGCCGTTTTTAATAATCAACAAAACATTCTTGGCGGGTGGGGAACAGCAACGGAGAATTCGGTCCCGCAGTTTAACCCCTATTCAAACAGTACCGCAGAAGACCTGGAAGTTAAGAGGCGAGTGTACCAGTCAGAAGTGAAGAGCTTTGAAGACCCAACCACAAAACCGACAGACTTCAGCATTCTTCTAGATTCAAGTGGCGGCTCATTCAATAGCGTACACCAGACCACATACGCCAACGAAGGTAGATACTCCCTATCCTTAAAAGTATTTAATACTACGGAACATAACTCCTACTTTGTATTAAGCAGTCT